CAGATTCATGGACAAACCTTCAAACCTCAAACCTTAAAAAGACATTACGAACGTCCAAATATTTTTCCATATTCATAGCCAAACCTTCTATCCAGATATAGGGGTTTGGTATTGTATCTTATAGTGGTGACAATACGATCATCCTTATTTATCCCCCGCCCTAGCGCACACTGATAGTTTTATTAGACATACCGTGCAGCGGGGGATCAAAATATACACAACAAATTACCCCTATATAAAACATTACGATATCAAACCTTTTATCCTGGTTTTGAGATTTTATCCAAACCTTTTATAACTTTTTGTTATTGTTTTCCACATTTTTGCTGCAAATTTATAGGGGGTTTTTAAGGTTTGAAGGTTTGACAAACCATTGTTTTTGTGGTATAAGCCGCTATCGGGATATAAGGTTTGACAATATGAAGGTTTGATGGTAGGAGGTTTGATCCGCCAGGGGATTACGAAGCCCTCTATAAAAGCGCTCAATAACCCACTATCCTCCACTTTACTCCACTCTAACCCAATCTAAAAAATATCAGTAAGATTTATCTGTGGATAACTTGTGTATAAACCTGTGGATAACTATGATATTTATGCCTATTTGACATGTGGATAAGCATCTGTTATGATGTATATATGACACACGACTGCACCTATGCTTTAGACCTTGATGGCTCTGTCACATGCTCTATCTGTGGTGCTATGGATGATGATATGGACTCTAATAAAACGGTATATGGTAATATAGATACATGACAACTATCCTACTAATCCTTATCACTTGGTACGTTACTAAATACTACTACACAAAGTCATTCACCTTTGATATAGCACAATCTGATCTTGTAAAGGTAACATGTAGCAAATGTGCCAGAACAAACTATATATCTCCACATAACCTACGTGTTCCACACTACTGCATGATCTGTAAATAACTATATCAAACCAGAGTATCCAAACCTTACCTCTGGGCTGCTATGGGGATATGGGGGATATCTGGGGTGTGTTACTACTAGGGGTAATAAGTCTCTCTTTGCATTCCCCGCCAAAATAGGGTATGCTTGATCTATGAGAACCATACAAAGAACTAAGATCATTCCCCTTAGATGGCTAGCCAATGAGTTAAGTTATACTGCTACTAGTAGTTTAGTTAAAGCCATTGAGTTGCAGGAGCAAGGTAATTTGGGATACCGTTTTAAATTCCATGCCAAGGTTTGGTATTATCTTAACAAACCCTATGAGCGTTGGGGAACTGTATATGAGATAGATATGCCATGAGTAAAGACTTAGTTGATCTAGCCATTACCATGACTGAGATGGATACAGGTATTGAATTATCCCCCCAAGAGCGAGAAGAAATGTTATTGTCTATATTGGCAAAGATAGAAGATACTAACCGCTAGTGCCCTCTTAGGGCAGGGGGAGGTTTGATAGTTCTATTTTGCGCCGAACTTGACATTCCACCCGCCGAACTATATAATGGATATATGGATAAAACAAAACTGATCGAGAAGTTAGAGTTGACCAAGATAAACTATCTGATTTATCGTGGCTCTTCCTTTGACGCCCAAGGTAATTTGCTGTGGGCTAAGGATGATGCTAGCGCATATGCCGAAGGTATTGACGCCGCCATAAAGATTATTAAGGATGACATGTTTGAATCGCAGGTGGACTTTGAGTAACGAAGAGATAGCACAACTATTAAACCAGGAGTCTTATCGTATCTGGGATAGCGCCAAGGTGATTAAAAACCAGGACTACCATGATGGTCTAGTCAAGGGTTTAAAGATGGCTTCTCAGTTTGTAGCCAAACTATGATTACTATGGAGATACCAGATCCTTTTACTACCTTTAGGACTAAGAAGTATAATAGGGCTGTAGGTCTTAGGTATGACTTCTTATCAGGTGAGTGGGATATGAAGTGTGGATGTTGCAAGGAGCCTTTGTCTGCCCCGACAAAAAAAATAATGACTAAGATACGTCTTCATCATACCCGCAATGAATGCCTTGGTGGATACTAATGTGGTCATGGGTATTAGCAGCAATAGGAGTTACAGGTATATTCCTAGTAGGTAGGAAGACAATCTGGGGATGGCTAATCCTTTGCGTTAATGAAGTTCTTTGGATTATCTATGCCGTAACAACTAAGCAGTATGGCTTTATTGTTGCTGCTATTGCATACGGAATAGTTTATATTAAATCATACATTCATTGGAGAAGAGAAGAATGAAACCTCAGCAATGCGATAAGTGTGAGATGAGTATGAAAGATCCTTTGTTTTGGGAAACTCATCAAACCATGAGTGATTCTAAGGTGTGGTGTGCCAAAAGAACCTAGCATCTATAGGATGGACTGGAGAGCCTTGGGCTATCAGCCAATCTGGAAAGATGGTAAACTGATATGGGTCAAAGATGACTGAAGAGTCTGATTCAGTAAAAGATATTAAAAAATTAGAGTTCGATAGGCGTATTGAACTTCTAACAAAACTTTATGTTGATGCTGCTAAGGAAGCAGTAAAGGCTAAAGGTAATAAGAAACGCCATAAACAATAGGGGTAAAAAATGGAAAAAAAGATAGAAGATACAAAATGCTATACTTTTAAGGTAGAAATGCTTATTCAAATTTTAGATGAAAATGAGAAAAAGGCTGCAGAGCAATTAGAAAAAAGTGGTGGATATGTGACTGCTCGCAATGTTACTTTGGTAGATTCAGTATCATTATTTAACGGTAAAACATCAGATTAAGTTGTCTATATCAGGGTATAATATATTAATGGCTAACTTAATGAATATAATCTTTGCCCTGATTATCTCTGGTGGAATCTTGTTCATCATTGATAGGATGAATAGATAATCGATTCCCATAACTATAAATTTATCTGTCTATCCTGTGATGCAACCCTAGAGGGTGACTTTAAGGATGAACTGGATTATGAAATTCCATGCCTTGGATGTGGTGGTGTATTAGAAATGATATATCATATGTTTCCAAATGGTGAATACTGGATGATTCCAGAATTTATGAATTCGATTGACGATTGACAAACTAAAATATCTTTGATATACTGATTGTATGTTCTGTAATCGGTGTGGGAATAGACTAATAAATGGCGACTGCCAATTTTGCTTTGAGAACTCTAATGCTTTAAAAGAATTTGAGGAAGAGAATGACTAACTGGACTGAAGAGTTGTCGGATAAGCACAAGGAACAACTTTGGGAATTTATTGTTGAGACTGTTAAAGAGATCCGTGAGCAAATTGCTCAGGATATTGAGGCAACAAACCATTTATGGAAACAAACCAGTGCTGGTAGGTCTAGAAAAACTCAAAAGGCATTTGCAGTTTCTGCTGCTATTGCTAGAGGACAGAACGAAAAGATTTAACATCTATTTACATAGGGAAGGGGGCTAATAATGGTAAGCATATTGTTTATGATTCCCGCATTTATTGCTGGATATGTTGCATGTTATATTTTTATGACATATGGAGTAAATCAAGGTGAGTAATAGGGTAGTTACCTGCCCTAACTGTAATAAAGAAATTGAAGTTAGATGGGCTATCTTTGCAAGCGATACCCTAAATAGACATATGAAGGAGCATAAGTAATGGCACACAGTTCAAAAGAGACTGTAGCACTAGCATGGTGTGATAGTGGTTTAGTTGATGGACGTTTTATGGATGGTGTTTTATTAGCAACCATGAATGCACCAAAACTAGGTATGAATATTGTTAACAAGATACGTGTAAATGGAAATCAGATTGGTCGCCAGCGTCAAGTATTATTTGATAACTGGGCGGATGTAACAAAGACTGATTGGCTTTTGTGGATTGATTCAGATATTGTTGTAACTCCAGAAGCACTTAAACTTGTATGGGATTCTGCTGATAAGATAGCAAAGCCAGTCGTAAGTGGAACATATTTTGTTTCTAAAGAAAATGAAAGAACTTTAATGCAACCGTTTCCTGCTTTATTTAAAGAGGGTAGCAATAAGCATGAACTTCAGATCATTCACCCATTACCACAAAAAGAATTAATTAAGGTTGATTCTGCTGGATTTGGTTTCTTGCTTATGCACAAGTCTATTATTCCAAAGATGCGTAAAGTAAGTCCAGACTACTCTTTGTTTGCTGAAGAAGAAGGTCGTGCTGATAAGTATATTAGTGAAGACATTGTATTTTTTAGAAAACTAAAAGAAGCAGGTGTTGATCTATATGCTCATACTGGTGCAGTTGTTCAGCATATGAAGCGGTTCTCTGTTGATATTAATTATTATAATCTATATTGGAATGGATTACAAAAAGAGTTATTCACAAAATAAATGGCAAGCCTTTCAATGAAAGAGTTATCTAAGCGTAATAACTTTAGCATATTTACTAAGCGTATTAGCATTGGTCAAGGCTTTTATGTTGTTGGTATGGATGAACTAATACTCTTAGATACCTCGATTCTAGATCAAATTGATGACCTTGAAGGCTTAAGGTATTACGAAGAAAAGAATTCTGTCCTGCTTCCAACAAGGGGTGGGCATAAGATTAAACTAACCAGCCTATACAAAGACTCTGAGTTTTCAAATAGAACACAGAACACAACTATAAAGCAAGACCTTGAAGTGTATAGTCTGTCTCATAAGTTAGAAGAGATTAAAAAACAAACGAACAAACCCTATGTTGATGTTCGTGTTAGCGAAACAATTTATAGGGTTGCATCTGTCATATCATCTCCATTTGGATACAAATCAGACTTTCACTTTGTCGATGTAAATGGCAATGCTGTAATGCATGTGTCACATAAATATGGCAATAGTGCAAGAGACTTCCAGCAATGGTCTGGAACTTCAAAAAGATTTCAACAAAGAATATTTGATCATCCAGAAACTGTTAAGTTTATTGCTACACTACAGAGTCTTGGCTCAGAACTACCAAGAGCAAGCACAGTTGCACGAAGGATTAGTGATGACTTATTAAAACAATTGGCTATCTATGGAACTGATTTTGGATCAGAGTTTGGTCTTAACAATGTTGAGGCTGTATTACAGGGTAATTTATCATTAAAGAACATTGGTGATTGTTATATGCTTATTGCTTCTCATCATGGTCTTAGGAATCCCGTTGTTCCCTCACTAAATTATGAGCCAGTATTCTTAGCAGTTCACAAGAAAGATAGAAGTGATCACGGAATAAAGAATGCTAGGATTACAATAAATCCACTTGGTGGAAGAAAAATCAAACAGTTTATATAGTATTATTCATGCTTGCTTGGTTCTGGAAATAACTTTATTAAAACCCTGCTAAGTGCTAACTTAAATGACTGGTCTTCTGTTGAAAGAAAGATAGAGTCTTCGGTTATTTCTTTTGATCTCTCATTGTGTTTTTGATTAACATAAAACTTTACATCATCCATCTGGCTACCACCAACACCATAAATATTTCCATACATAGACCGCCAAAGACAACTAGGATTTTTAGAAATTATTGCCTTTAGTTTGTTCTTTTGCATTACCATTGGAACATGAAGTTCATAGTCAAGTGGGCTATCTATTCCTTGCTCTATCAGCCTAGTCTTTGTCATTATAAGTTTTCGAATATACATTGACGATCCAGTTATCCTTGTATATTTATCTATTTTTTCAGATAACAAACCACTATAAAAATTATCTATTTTATCTATTTTTTTAAGTATAAAGAAATCATCATTCATAAGGACAAACTCTTCTGATATTTCTTCTGAGTCACAAATTGCATTCATATTATTGATAGCATTAGCATACTTGTGATGATTTTGATTTATCTCTATATGATTTCCAGAATACCAATCTGGTTTACCGCCTACTAGCCAAACCTTTGCATCTGGGAAACTATGTATGACAGACCTTATAGAGTATCTAAGTTCTTCATTCTCGCCAGACCTACAAATATAAACAAAATCCATAACCACCACACCTTTTATATAATTATAGCAGAGTCTGGTATACTTGTATAAACGTAGAATGGGTGGTTTTGGTGGCAAATATAGTCTTTCTTGGTAACTTTCAGGTTCCCTATAGTAGTGAGAATCATCATGCTAAGTCTTTAGAATCTCTTGGACATACCGTGCAAAAATTGCAGGAAAAAAAGGCGGGTAGTTCTGAAATATTAAATGCAGCACTAAAATCTAATCTATTCATCTGGGTACACACACATAGATGGCAGACCCCAGGATCAAGGTCTATGACGGATGTATTAAAAGAATTAAAGGCTGCTGGCATACCTACCATGACCTATCACTTAGATTTATGGTTTGGCATTGAGCGTGAAAAAGATTTAAAGAATGATGATTTTTATACAAACATAGGTCATTTCTTTGCTACAGATAAGTTAATGTGTGATTGGTTTAATGAAAATACACAGGTGGAAGGACACTTCTTGCCTGCTGGTGTGTATGATAAAGAATGCTATATTCATAAAGACTACGATCAAAATGATTTTGAAAATGATATTATATTTGTTGGTAGCAAAGGCTATCACCCAGAACATAAGTATCGCCCACAGTTGATAGACTTTTTAAGAAAGACATATGGTAAAAGATTCTTACATGTTGGTGGAGATGGTGATACTGGAACTGTTCGTGGAGATGCATTAAACCGTATCTATGCGAAAAGTAAAGTAGCAATAGGTGATAGTTTAAATATTAACTTTAACTATCCTTATTATACTAGTGATAGATTGTTTGAAAGCACTGGTCGTGGTGGTTTTACTATCTACCCTCGCATTAAAGGTCTTGAAGAATACTTTAAAGATGAAGAAGAGATTGTATTTTATGAGCATGGAAACTTAGAAGATCTAAAAACAAAAATAGATGAATATATTTTTAATGGTCCATTACGAGAACATATTAGATTTGCAGGGCATGAAAGAACAAAGAAAGAGCACACATACGTTCATAGATGGGCAACGATTATGAATGAGTTAGGAATAAAATGAAAAGTATAGCAATTACAGGTGCAACTGGACTATTAGGTTCACACCTATCAAACCACTACCTATCTCTAGGCTGGAATGTTTTTGTTCTATTAAAGGATGAGCATAGTCGCACAGAACTTTCTCTTGATGTAAACAAAGTTTATGGAAGTATCAATAATAAAACAGACATTGACTTCTTTATAGAAAAATCAAGACCAGACTATTTTATACACCTTGCAGCACAGACTCAAGCCTATGACTCAATTAAATATCCATACAATACTTTTTATACTAACTTGGTTGGCACTTTAAATGTTCTTGAATCATTAAGAGAATATGAAGACTGCAAGTCAATCGTTGTTGCTTCCAGCGATAAAGCCTATGGAGAGTTGACAAATGATGAATACTTTGAAGATCATATTCTTAACGGTATATACCCTTATGATGCATCTAAGTCTATTACGGACATAATGTGTAACTCATATAGAAATACATACAAGATGCCTGTTGTGACTACTCGTGCCTGTAACATTTATGGAACTGGCGATAATAATATTCAAAGGTTAATTCCTGGAGTTATACGGGCATATAAAAATCAAGAACTGTTTACAATTAGAAATGGTGGTAGAGACATTAGAGAATATATAAATGTTAAAGATGTTGTATCAGCATACGCCAATATACTTGCATACGCAGAAACAGTTAACAATATTCCATCATTTAATATATCTTCTGGTGAAAGATATTCTACACTTGAAGTTTTTAATATTATTCAACATTCTGTTGGAGAAAAGATTAATCATGAGATTATTGAAAGTGATGGATTTGAAATTAAGAAACAGTTTATGAACTCATCTTTGCTAAAAGAAAAAACAGGTTGGAAAGCAGAGCATACTATGAAAGATAGTATGAAAGAAATAGTTAATTTTTATATGGAGAATAAGTGAATATAAATTTTGGCTGTGGAAGCATTCAACCTTCTGACTGGATTAACATAGATCTTGATCCAGAGTTTAATACAGAGCATAAAGACTTAAACTTAATACCAGACAACTCTTGTGACATTATTGTTTGTCATGCCATAATTTGTTGTGTTAAATATCATGACATTGAACAAGTATTGTCAGAATTTTATAGAGTTTTAAAGCCTAACGGAGTTGTAAGAATTAGCCTTCCAGATATAGTTTCTGGATTTGATGCATATAAAAATAACAATATTAGTTTTTTCCCTAACTCTGAAGATGACTTAGACAATAGATTTTCTGCATGGTTAACCTGGTATTCACAATCAGCATCGTTACTAACAAGTAAAGCCTTACAATATAAATTAAAAAGCGTTGACTTTGCCAATGTTTCTGAAACAAAATTTAAACAAACAATATATTCAAATGAAAAGATTTATGAACTTGATACAAGAGAGCATGAATTTTATTTTGTAGAGGCAATTAAATGACAGAGATGATTAAGACAATCTTAAATGGAGAATTTGAAATAGTTCTTCCAAAGCATCGTGCAGATAGACCAGAATGGCACAGCGAAGCAGGTTGGGAAAAGTTAAGGCTTAAATCAATGCACAATAACATTGGTAAGGGCGATGTTGTTTATTATGTTGGTGCAGAAGAAGGTGAGTTTCCAGCGCTTTGTCAAATGTGGGGAGCAGAAGTTGTATTGTTTGAGCCTAATCCTAAAGTATGGTCCCACCTTCCACTAACTTGGTCTGCTAATAATCTAAAACTTCCAATGGTCTGTATCCCTGGATTTGCTTCTGACAAGATAAACAATCTTTCACGAATATACTACAATACATTTCCTCCAGAAGCGCAAGCAGACTATATTGATATTGCACATGGCTTTAAAGAGTTATACCTTGAAGGTGATTCTTATGGTCAGATAACTATAGATTCTTGTGTTTATGATCACGGTATTAAGCCACCTACCGCCATTTCTTTGGACGTAGAAGGCAGTGAATGGAGAGTACTAGGAGGGGCTGAGAAGGTGCTTAAGCAGTATAAACCTAAGATTTGGTTATCTGGACACCCTGAATTTATGTTACAACAATGGGATGAATCTTTATATAATCTTAGACAATGGATAAAAGAGTTTGGATATAAAGAAACTTTAATTGATTACCAGCATGAGGTTCATTTGTTCTATGAGTAGTCTTATTTTTTGCCCACATACAGATGATGCAATCTTTTCTTTAGGTGACCACATTATTGATAATGATAGTGACTTTACAATTGCATCTGCATTTGCTGGTATACCAAAAGACTGGGCAGGATATAGAAAACATATTAGATTAAGACAGGAGCATGATGAAGCCTGTTCTATGATAAATGTTAAGGCTATCAATGGAGATCTACTAGATGACGTTTATGGAAAACAAAATAAAAATGATTTAATAAATTGGATACAGTCTATCATTGTAAACTTTGACGATGTATATATTCCCTTGGGTATTCATCATCCAGACCATGTACTGTTGTCAGATATCTTATTTGATTTAATGAAAGACTTTGATAAAACATTTTTTGTATATGCTGAATTACCATATAGAGTTTTGTATCCAAACTTACATAAAAAAAGATTAAAATATTTTGAGTCAACCCATAAACTAGAAAATATTAATATTAATTTTACACAACATAAGATAGATGCAATAAAAAAATATAACTCACAGATAGCACATGGAAATGATCCATCTTACATAGACGAAGATTTAATTGGTAAACTTATTGTAGAAGAAAAATTATGGAAGGTTATAAAATGATCAAAACATATTTATACTCCCATGATGGCAAAGACTATGCTAATGATAAATGGGACTATGGCTTATTAAAAGAAGTATTTGATAAGTATGAGATTGAACAAATAAAAATAACTTTAATACCACAAACAGAGAGAGCCTTTGTTGTTGTCCCTGGTGCACAAAACCTTGGCTATGAGGATAATGTTAATAAAGAAATACAAAATATATCAAGACTAGTTTTATTTATCACAGGGGATGAAGAAGGAAAATTTGATATTGATAAGATAAGCCATCCAAATGCAGAGATCTGGATACAGTATCCATATGCAAAGCATAATAGTTTAAACAAACTTCCAATAGGTGTTCCACAACATTTAAAAAAATTAGTTCCAGAGTATCCTTCGAAGCCATATGACTTATACTTTAGTGGTCAAATAACACATCCAAGAAGACAGCAGATAGCAAAGGTTCTACCAACCTTGCCAAATACCCTCTTTACCCTTACAGAAGGCTTTGCACAGGGCGGAGAGCCTGTAGAATACTATAAGGCTTTAGCCAGTGCTAAGATCGCTCCTGCCCCCTCTGGGGCTGCAACAATGGACACCTTTAGATTCTTTGAGGCTATAGAAATGTTATGCTTGCCGATTGCTGATGGAATTGATTCAAAAGGTAATTTTATAGAATTTTATAAAGATTTATTTGGATATGAGATACCAGTTAAAGTAACATATAACTGGTCTAATTTACCAAAGTTAGTAACTGAATTATTGCATCAGTATCCACAAAACATGCATACAGTGGTATGCTGGTGGATTAAGTATAAGAGAGACCTAGGTATCAAAATGATGAGGCAAATTAATGAATAAAAATGATGTGACAATTATCTTGGCTACTTCTGTATTGCCAAGTCATCCTAGTACTGATCTTATTGATGAAACTATTAAGTCTATTAGATTTCACTTTCCTAAAAATGAAATTATTATGCAGATAGATGGATTACGACAAGAGCAGAATAGTCGTAAAAAAGATTACGATGAATATAAAAATAAGATTTTATGGAAATGCTTACATGAATACACAAATGTTTTACCAATTATGTTTAATAAGCATAGCCATCAAAGCACAATGATGCGTAAAACTATTAATGAAATACAAACATCTGCTCTTCTTTATGTTGAAGGAGACGCACCACTTACTACCGATGTTGATATTGACTGGAAAAAATGTCTTGACTTGTTAGGATACGATAAAGCAAACACAATTCGTTTTCACCATGAAGCATTAATACCAGAACCACATAGCCATTTAATGTTTGGTCTTGAAGATGGTTTTATGAAAACATCTCAATGGAGTCAAAGACCACACCTAAGCAAGGTGTCATATTATAGAAATGTAATCTTGCCACCGCTTGCAGATAAGGTTTTTATTGAAGATACAACACATGGAATGGTTCAAGATGATATCCGTCCTTATGGTGAGTTTTCTGAAGATGGCTGGAACAAACATAAACTATGGATATATCATCCAGAGGGAAACATAAAACGATCTTATCATCTTGATGGTCGTGAAGGTGGTAGAAAGTTTACTACAGATGATGATGCTTGGGGATTTAAACCATGAAACTAGGAATCATAGCAAGATCAGATAACACTGGTCTTGGTAATCAAACCATGGAACTTGTTAAGATGTTAAATCCAGACAAGATTCTTTTAATTAATTCTCAATTTTTTAATAATAACAAACAGCATCCTGAATGGTATAAGGGTTATAATGTTATTGAAACAAGAAAGGGTATGCCTAAGACAAATGAGATAATTGAATTTCTTGAAGGCTTAGATGTAGTGATAAGTTGTGAAACTTTTTATCATTTAGAGTTAGTTGATCGTGCTAAAAAACAAGGAATTAAAACTATTCTTCAGTATAACTATGAACTGTTTGGTCATTTAGCACACCCAGAGTGGACACTGCCAGACGTTTTACTTGCTCCAAGCATATGGAATTTAGATTTAATTATGGAACAATTTGGAAGTAAAACAAAGGTAATGCATCTTCCTCCACCAACAGATCACTCTTTATTTAATGAGGCAAGAGAAATAAATCTATCAAAAGACCATAAGCGTATATTACATATTGCTGGTAAAAAGGCTGCAAAAGATAGGAATGGAACTGAAACTATTCTTGAAATGATAAAACATTCTAAAGAAGATTACGAATTAGTTATTAAATCCCAAACCCCATTAAACCTTATATGCAAAGATTCAAGGGTAAAGATTGAGATAGGTGATCCAGACAATAGGCAAGATATGTATACTGGGTTTGATGCCATGGTTTTACCTAGACGTTATGCTGGTCTTTGTTTACCTATGAATGAGGCTCTTATGAGTGCCCTGCCAGTTTTCATGACTGATGTATCTCCTAACAATGCAGTTCTTCCACGTAAGTGGTTGGCTGAATCAATAAAGATAGACACTTTTAGAACTAAGTCTATGGTTAATGTTTATGATGCAAAGCCAGATAAACTTGCTAAAATAATTGATAAGTATGTTGGCAATAATAGCAAACATAAGTTAAAAGAAGTAGCAGTTAATATAGGATTAAATCACTTTTCTGTTGATAATTTAAAGCAAAAGTATTTAGATATTATTAATGAGTAAATAGAAAAGCCAGCCTATCTCTAGACTGGCTTCCTAATAGAAGGTTGATTACTTCTTAGCAGCAGCCTTTTTCTTTGCTGGTGCCTTTGCAGACTTTAGAGCCTTATCCACAGCATCAGCATCTGGCAATACGCCAAAAGCCTTGTCGTTTGGATTAATTGCTCGTAATGCCACTGGTGCAATAGCAGCAACTAGTGCTGTCCATAGATCCTTTGGATCTGTTACGCCTGCCATGTATAGTGCAAGACCTGATGCAAGTACTGAGCGACCGTATGATGCTAGCATTGCCTTAGTCTTATCATTGATTAGTTTATTCATTATTCCTCCTAGGATATAATTCGTGTTAGTATTGTAAAGCCAATCCATAGACCAATAATTCCTGCGACTCCCGCAAAAACTGGTGGTGCTGGAACTGGCAATTTGAACGCAGCAAACACGATGCCACATCCAAAACCTGTTAGTGTTGATAGTAAAACATCTTTCATTCTTTATTGCCTACCTCATTGTTAGGACCATTTGGATGATCTACTGGAGTTGGTGCTGTGCATAATGCACCACAGTCATGACACTGAATATCTAAGTGGTACATTCCCACCGTATATGTTTTTGGATCAAAAGAAACTAATGCTCTAAACAATTCTCCACCGCATTGTGGACAGATGCATGTTGGAATGCCTCTAACATCAAGCATCTTTTTCTACAGGCTCCACTGGCATAACACTTTTTAATTCTTTAAATGCTTTAGATATTTTCTTTAAAGATATGTAATCTGGTCTTTGTTCTGAAAGTATTGCTCCATATTTTTCAAAATAAATTATCTCAGGCTCTACATCATTAACAAACTTATCTAATGCTTTTTGAACATCTTCTATGTATGTAAAAGCCCAGTCACGAGAATCTGATAAGAACTTTATAAAGTTTTCTTTATGTATGTCGCTATCATTTTTAAACTCAACATTGTTTTTTGAAATAAAATCTTGAAGGGATTCATGAGATATAAAAAGTTTTGCAAAAGCCTGATTGATCTTAGTAATTCTATAGAGAGTTACCGAATATGCAATGGCAAAGGAAACTGTTAATGTTCCTAAAATTATAATAAAAATGTTACTCATGCTTACCTCTCATAATACAAGTATATACCTTTATGCCTGATTTGTCAACTGAGCGTAAAATCACTTAATTGCTTCCCTTGTGACCAGGACAACTGCTCCATTCATTTCTAATGCTTTCTTAACTTGAATAACATATTGCAATGCTTGCATTTTTTGATCATGACCCATTGTTATAAAATGTCTCTCATCTAGTTTTATAGTAAGGAATACATCATTATCAATAATTTGAATTTTAAATCCTTTTGGAGGATGTATGGAATGAAATGCTTTACGCATAGAATCTGTATACATTATTTATCCATTGTTAAAGATTGCCAGGTATCTGCCCAATCTTTTTTAGTTCTATGGTTGTTGAATTCTCTAGATATTTCTCCACCTTCAAGATATACGCCACCCCAGATTCCCCACTCTTTACCCGAAACACCATTAGCAAAACATGTTTTTCTAACTGGACATGTATTGCAAATAGAGTCTACTGCTAATCTAAGCGTTGGCTCCTCTTCATATTTATCAAAAAATATATTGGTATCAAGACCTAAACACTCAGCATCGTCTTTCCAGATATGCTGTTTCATATTTACATCCTGTATTTGTTTGGAATATCCCAGCCATTTCGATCAAGTTTAAATACTCGTTGTGTGTACCACTGATCATTGACTCTTACACCGTTTACGGCAGTTCTGCCCATATCGGTTCTCTTACGCTCTGCAACATCCCATCCAACCCAAGCAAGGGTTTTATTCAATGCAACAATTTTTTCCATTTTTTCTAATTTATTAATTATCATTTTATTTCTTTCTGTTAGTAACGGAAAATTCCCACTTCAATATTCTTCAGTTCAGCAGCAGCAACTAACTTTGAGTTTGCTTGTTTAGGATTGCTAAGAAAAGCAAAATAGTTTACCTGCTCCATATTTTCTTCAAGCCAGACAGAAGCAACTTTATAAAATTTGATCTTACGACCTCTTGCTTTCATTCCACGCTCTGATAAATTTGAAAACTCTGAAACAAAAGAATTGATTCTAGCAGGTCCAGCGGAATAGATTACGAACTCTTTATCTTCTTCCTGCATTGTGGAAAGTGCAACCCCCATAGCACGAATGAAGATGTTGTAATCATCAAAATCATTCGTTCCCTGCACTGCTACTATCATTTTTCTTTCCATTCTTTAGGCTATCTAATATAAATAGCATTTTATC